AAAATTCTTTAAACTTTAACATAGATCCCATGAATTAGATAATGTATCTATTTATAAGATTAACTAATTTAAATGAACCCCTTTGCCCACTTTTCGTGAGTGTATTCAAACTTCTCCATATATCTCACATAGAGACCAGTTTCTCGACCAGCCGCCTCGATCTCCCAAGGCCAATCATAGTAGTGAATGTCGTTGCAATTGTAGTCTTCACCCAACCAGATAACGCTCTCAAGAGAAGTGTCTTTCAACTCTCCAAGGGCATACTGTTTGACGTGAACCATCTCATGACCCAAGGTCTCGATAAGAGTCGCAAGGGGATTGCTTGAATCCAAACGGATTGTAAACTCTCTTGCTTTTGTTCGACGATCTTCCCAGATACAATCTCCTTCGGTATCCTCCTTATACTTGAGTCGATGAATCAATTCAATGTTCACGACAAGACTTGGCAACTTTCGTTTGAACAAAACACTCTCAAAGAAATACGCGGCTTGTTCGACGTGTTTTCTTTTTGTCTCGGTAGAACCTTCTATTTGAACTATCATCTTACCCCATTATGGACTATAACCTGTGAAAGTCAAGGCCCAATCGTGTAAAAAAGATGTAAAAGTGGATATTTGTCCAGTTTTTGCACCTAAAAACTGGACTTTAGATCTTGAAAGAACTGAAATCGTGAGATGAACTCTTGTCAGAAGTACCGGAATCCTCGGATGTGAGAGTCTGAGCGGACTCTTCGACATCGTACAGCCTCATCTTTGACCGATCAATTCCCACCACAAATCTCTTGTTTTGAGTCGGATCGTTGTACCGATTCTTGAGTTGTTTGATCATCAGTTGATTCAGACCTTCAAGTTTCTCCGTAGAGATCAGAGCGAACATCAGATCCGCAGTTGCCGGAAGACCAAATGACTCGGAAGTATCTGTCAATTCGACATCAGTATTACCAAATCCAGATCGTGTTACCTGAGTCGCAGACCAGATCGGAACATTGAATTCAACCGCCAATCCTCTCAACTCCTCGGCGATTGCCTTGATGTATGAGTAAGTATTGACTGATCCACCCAGACCCTTCATTCGAGAACTTGCACAAATGTTGAGATAATCGATATAGATCGAATCCGGAGAAAAGTCTTTCTTCATTCTCAACTCATCCAGAAGAGCTCGAAAGTGACCGACATGAGCAGTCGCAGTTGGATATTCCTTGATGATCAACTTACCCTGAGTCTTCTCTCGTATCTTCGAAACCTTAGTCTTGAAAGTATCTCTTGGAAGATTCTCAATCTGATCAATCTGAACATCCAGAAGATTCGCATCAATACGTTCCGCGATCTTTTCCTCAGCCATCTCCAAGGTGATGTAGAGAACATTCTTACCCTGTCGAAGATTGTCGGCAGCGAAGTGACACATCGCCAAACTCTTACCAACACCCGTTCCCGCAAGAACAATGTTGAGAGTCTTTCGCGATACACCACCCTTTGTGATCGTGTTCAGAAGTTCAATGTCAAACGGACTCTTGTCTTCTTGTAGATGATAGAAGTCATATCTTTGATCGACGTTCTCAAGATAGTCGTGACCAATGTTCGTATCAAAAGAGATCGCAAGAGCCTTGGATAGAATATCTGGTATTGCACCTTCGGTGTGTTTCTTGTCCTTTCCGTCAATGATCGAAATAGACTTGACGATTGCAATAGTAACTGCTCGTTGTTTACACCACTCTTCGGTTCGGTTCAACAACCAATCAGTATCACTTGGTTCACCCTGATCAATCGATTTGATGCAAGAAAGAATATCATTTGCATCCGACCGATTCAGTGCGGCAGAACTTTGAAACTCAACCTCAAGGGCTGTGACATTAGGAACTTTGTTGAACTTAGAGATGAAACTTAGAATCAATTCATAGACTGGTTTCTTCTCATTCTCAAAGTATTCCGATTTTACGTGAGGAATTACCTTTCGGCAAAAGTCCTCATTCTTTATTATCGTCTGAAGTATTATCGTCTGAAGATCTGTCATTATCTACGCTGTCTTCCAAAATTTCAACAAGAACGTCACCAATAAATCGTGAGAAGTCTGGATCGTTTTCAATCTCTTCCTTTGTTTTACCAAAGACAGGAGGAACTTCCTCGACTCGATAATCAAAAGAGAGTTTTGCATTTTCACACTCACCATTAGGCTCAGATACTTTAACTTTTCCATATGTGTATATTATACCATTATAGTCTTCTGTCAAGACTTTAATTGAAGTAAAATCAGAATCTGCCTTTTCTACGAATACATATCTATCACTCATTCTTCTATTTGATCCTGTATCATATCCTTGCTTGCAACCTTGTAACGTTTTTCGATGTAAGATGCAAAGTCTGTTTTCTCAAAAACATTTTCCCAGAACTCACGATTCATAGTTTGACCTTCACGAAGGTTCTGAGTTAGTTCTTCTCCGGTTTCAGGATTGATTGCCTGATACCATCCGTTCTTTGGTTTTCGAGCATGACCAGATTCAAGTGCCACATCCAGAAGACCAGACCACTTTTGAATACCACCATCCCAAGAGACAGAGATTGGAATCTTAGACTTCTCTCGAACAAACCGAGACTTCTCAACGTTGATAATAAAGTGATACCCCTTAATCTCTGTACCCTTCTTATCCTGTTGACGACCGATGATCCACACGTTGTCGGCGGAATACATAACACCCGTTCCACCCGAGACAACCGCCTTTGGAAACATTCCCTGTTCCATGTAAGTGTGATTGACCGCAAGAAGAGGAATATCTCTCATTGTTAGTTGAGGAGTGATCATACGGAAGAGACCCTTGAGAGCCTTTGCTCGTGTCATATCCGCAACAGACTTCTCATTGAGAGCGTCATCAAGTTCCTTCTTAGATGCGATATTACCAACCGAGTCAATCACAACAATCACCTTATCAGTTCTCTCGATCTCATTCAGTTGATTAACCAGATCAAACTTCAACTCTTCGACGTTCGTTACCGGACTGTGAAGAACTCGACTTGTGTCAATTCCAAAGGATTTGAAGTAAGACTGTGGCGATCCAAACTCTGAATCATAGAAGAGAAGAACCGCATCATCATGTTTATCGAGATACGCCGATGCCATCAACAGGGCAAAGGATGTCTTGAAATGTTTTGAGGGGCCCGCAAGGACTGTGAGTCCCGATGAGATACCACCGGACATAGAACCGGAAAGTGCCACGTTGATCATTGGCACCGAAGTTGGTGTTTGTTCTTTCTCGGCAAAAAACTTGGAATCAGACAGAATATCTGATGCACCAATCCGAGAAGACTTTTTGAGTTTACTTAGTAATGACATAATTTTATTTAACCTGTATAGGTTATCATATTTTTGGGTGTTTGTAAAGAAAATTATCTTATAATATCAATAGTATTCATTGTAGATTCGTTCCAAACCTCAAGTTTTTCTCGAACACCATTTGATTTTACGAGTTTGTCATAGCGTTTAGAAGCTTTCCTTCTCCACCATTCCATCATGTTTTCAAAGTAAAACTTATCGAAATTCTCTTTGTTCTTTTCCAAAACTTCGGTTTTTCCAAGTAGAACATCTCTTACATTAGAGTAGCCATAATCTGACATATAGAACCTTTTTCGAGTTGTAATATCCTTTCTCGATTTGATAAAATCGTTGAATTCCTCCAATCTGTTCGGGAGATTTTCTTTCATAGAATTTTTAATAATGGAAATCATCTTGTTCTGAATCTTCATCTTTCTACTAGAGGCTCCTCTGTGAACCAGAACATCTCCGTTCTTGTCTGTAAACCATTTGTTCAAATCGTGATAAATGGAATCCGGAAGATTTAAGAGAAACTTAGATTCGGTATCTCCACGATATCGAAGGAATGGTTTCATGCCATCATATTGACTACTTGGTTTGAGACTACCATAAAGTGAGGTTGTTTCAAACAAACACATTTCAGTATTGTATTTTTTATTCAACTTCTCTCTCACTTCATGACTGCAACAGATAAGAGACATC